GTTTCATATACTTGTGAATGGTACTGAGGAAGAAACCCAGTCTTATATTCGTAAGTTCCGTAATGAGTTTTCCTCATTACCACCCGAAGACATATCATTCCCCCGTGGTGTTAATGATGTCAAGAAGTGGCATGACCGCAAGATGATATACAAGAAGGGAACACCTGTTCATGTGCGTGGTGCTTTGTTATATAACAAGTACACCAAGTCTATGGAACGTTATGAGACTATTAAGAACGGTGAGAAGATTAAGTTTGTCTACTTAAAAGTTCCAAATCCTATCAAGGAAAACATTATCTCATATCCACAGAATCTACCCAGAGAGTTGGGTCTCAACAAGTTTGTTGACTATGACAAGATGTTTGAGAAGTCGTTCTTATCCCCACTTGAACCTATTATGGATGCAGTCGGTTGGACTGCTGAACCTCAGTCATCACTAGAAGACTTTTTCGCTTGACATTTAATGGAGACTATGGTATTATATACACAATGAATTACTCTCTTACTATATTTAAAAACACCTATGACAACCAAACCCACCGTGGTATGGTTGTAAAGTCATGGGCAGAGTTTGAAGAGTTACTATATTATATGTTTGAAAAAAAGGGAGAAAAAGGTGGTAGAAATTCTAGTGTTCTTATTAGTCCTGCTAGTTATTTGCCCGATACTACTCGTTCTAATAAGAACGTTGAGTTATGGGGTGGTTGGGCTTGTCTTGATGTTGATGATTATATGGTACTTACTGATTCCAATCGGAGTCCTGTTGAGTGCTTAAAGCAACAACTTGCAGAGAAGTATGGACGTTTTCATTATGTGTGTTATAACACTGCATCGTCTAAAGAAGAGAAACCCAAGTTCCGACTAGTGTTTCCATTGACCAAACAGGTTGGTATAAAAGACTTACCACATTTCTGGTTTGCTATGAACAAACAGTTCGATGGTCTAGGTGATAAACAAACCAAAGACGTATCACGAATGTACTATGTTCCTGCACAGTATCCAGATGCATACAGTTTTATGTTTGTCAACGAGGGTGTACATCTTGACCCTACTATGTTGATGAACAAGTATTCGTTTGTTGAACAACGGGGTAGTTCCTTTATGGATAGACTACCACCTGAATTACAGAAAGCAGTCATGGAACATCGTAAGAACTCACTAGACAATACAGATATCACATGGACATCATATCGTGACTGTCCGTTTTTTCCACGTAAATTGTCAGATGAGTATCGTGGTATTACTGAGACTGGTTGGTATCACAAGATGTATCAGATTATGATTGCAGTAGCTGGTAATGCAGTTGCAAAAGGTTACCCAATCTCTGCAACACAGATTTCAGAAATGTGTACTCAGTTAGACATGGAGACTGGTAACTGGTATGAGAACCGACCACTAAACAAAGAAGCAGACCGAGCATTGGAGTACATATATCGTAATGGATAAGTGGCAAGTAATACAAGGACGTAAGTCCGAGAAAGATAAGATACTGTTATATCAAGGTAAAGCAGTTTCTTTTCGTGACGTTGCAATGATGTGTATATTCTTTATGGAGAATGAAGACATACTATATCCACCATCCCGTGGTCTAAAAGGTGCGGAGATGTTTAAGGACTATATAAAGGAAGTATTAGAAAACAGGAAAGTTCCTACGGATAGTAAATATGCGATTAGAAAAAATCACGGAGTTGTGAAAGTATGAGAATATTAATTACTGGTGCAGCGGGTTTTATTGGTTCACATCTTGCAGACAATTTGTTAGATGATGGATTTGATGTTGTCGGACTAGACAACTATAATGATTATTATGACCCCGCACTTAAACGAGACAGAGTTGCATACTTTGGTCACCAAGTATATAAGGCAGACTTAAAAGAGTTTGATGAGGTAGACCGTGCATTTAATAAGTTAATGCCAGATGTGGTCATTCACCTTGCCGCACGTGCGGGTGTACGTGATTCAGTTGGTAATGAACAGTTGTATCACCAAGATAATATTATTGCAACACAGAATCTTATTCAAGTATGTAAGATGTATAAGATTAAGAAAGTTCTCTATGCATCTACTAGTTCAGTCTATGGTGGAACACCTATTCCTCCTACTGGTTGGACAGAAGACGAAGTGACTGGTCACCAGTTAAACCCATATGCATACACTAAGTATTGTAACGAATGTCAGTTTAAAATCTCTGGACTAAACAATGTAGGACTAAGGTTCTTCACTGTATATGGCCCATGGGGTAGACCTGACATGGCACTGTATCAGTTTGCTGATTCAATCGTTGCGGGTGAATCTATCGAAGCATATAACTATGGGGAGATGAAACGTGACTTCACCTATGTCGGTGACATCATCGAAGGTATTAAATTAGCACTATTTGCCGACCTACCGTCTGGAGAAATCTTCAACATAGGTAGAGGTAAACAAGTAGAACTTATGCATTTTATTGATTGTATAAGTAAAGAATTGGGTAGAGATGTAGATGTAGTTCTCGCACCTCGACACCCCGCAGACACTCTAGAGACATGGAGTGATACTGCAAAACTAAGAGAACTAGGATATAAACCCAAAGTGAACATTGAAGTAGGTGTAGCAGCATTTATCAGATGGTACAAAGATTATTACGGAGTAAATTAATGAAAGCAGATAATGGTTTAAGAAACATAAATCCAGACGGAACACCAGAACAGGTACAACCAAGACTAAAGATTGGTATTGTAGGTCATGGATTTGTAGGGGGTGCAGTAGACTATGCGTTTACCCATCCTGAAATTGATATGTATTATGTTGACCCAAAACACAACACAACCATTGATGACTTAGTCGATTGGGAGCCACACGTTTCGTTTATTTGTGCCCCAACACCTATGTCAGAAGACGGGTTCGTTGATGCATCTATTGTAGAAGACGCAGTGTTGAAACTATTGGAACACACCGAAGGTGGAGTTGTTGTTAAATCAACAATTACTCCAGATATTGTTGACCGTTTATATTCTTCAATCTTTGAAGACGATATCAAACGACTGACTATCAACCCAGAGTTCCTGACAGAAGCGAACGCAAAAGAACAATTCGTGAATGCAGAGTATCATGTTATTGGTGGTCACCCTGACGCATGTCAAGGTCTTGCACAGTTATATGATGTATACAGTCTATGTACTGCAACAGAGTATTTGTTCTGTTCTGGCCCTGAAGCGGCATTTATCAAGTATGGTGTGAACTCATTCCTTGCAACCAAGGTAACGTTCTTTAATCAGTTATATGATGCATGTACTGGATTTGGTTGTAACTTCCCTACTATTGCAAATGCAATCGGTAAGGATAAAAGGATTGGTCTAGGTCACACACGTGTGCCTGGCTATGATGGTAAACGTGGATTTGGTGGTGCATGTTTCCCCAAGGATACAAAAGCATTTACTTTGTTCGACCCAAGCTTGACTTTAGTTGACAAGTGTGTTACTATAAACAATGAATTTCGTAATGGTTACGATTTAGATGAACGTGAGGAAATAAATAATGTCAAGTATGATGGACAAGCTGAAGAAGAACAGCAAAATAAAGACGACAGCGATACTGTCGGAGAGTAAATTTTTTACTGAACAAGATATGGTGCCAACCGATGTTCCAATGGTGAACGTTGCGTTGAGTGGAAGTATTGACGGTGGTATAACGCCTGGATTAACAGTCTTAGCAGGCCCGAGTAAGCACTTCAAGACTTCATTTGCACTGCTAATGGCAGGAGCATATATGAAGGCAAAGAAGGACGCAATAATGCTCTTTTACGATAGTGAGTTTGGTAGTCCCCAATCTTACTTCGAGCAATTCGGAATTGATACCGCACGGGTGTTACATACACCCATCGCCAATGTTGAGGAACTGAAGTTCGACCTAATGGGTCAACTTGAGGGTCTTGACAGAAGTGACGATGTAATCATTGTCATTGATTCTATTGGCAATCTCGCATCCAAGAAAGAATTGGACGATGCGATTAACGAGAAGTCGGTGGCAGATATGTCCCGTGCTAAAGCATTGAAAGGTCTCTTTAGGATGTGTACTCCATATCTAACTATGAAGAATATCCCCATGCTTGCCGTCAACCACACATATAAGGAAATTGGACTATTCCCTAAAGACATCGTAGGTGGTGGTACTGGTATTTACTACAGTGCAGATAACATCTGGATTCTGGGAAGACAACAAGATAAACAAGGAACTGAGATAAAAGGTTATAGGTTTATCATTAATGTGGAGAAATCACGTTATGTTAAAGAGAAATCTAAGATACCTATCACAGTATCTTGGGAAGGTGGTGTCCAACGTTTCAGCGGTCTTTTGGACGTTGCTATCGTTGGTGGTTATGTCGCTAAGCCTTCTAATGGTTGGTACTGTCGTGTTGATAGGGATACTGGTGAGATGGTTGACCCAAAGGTTCGAGAGAAGGACACTCTTCAAGAAGAGTTCTGGAAACCAGTCTTTGCGGGAACAGACTTCGCAGACTTCCTCAAATCACAATACTCAATCGGAAAAGCACAACTAGTTGATATGGAAGAGATAGCAAATGTCGAAGTCTAATAATGAAATTGAGGATATGTTAAGTGAGAAAGTTCACTATGAACTTGTCCCTTCGGATGACCCCCATGGATGGGATGTCCGAATACTAGAAGAGTTTCCCGAAACGGTTATTACTTTTGGTGCAATTAAATTTGAAGGAATTGATGAAAGTGGTGAAGATGGAGAGATTCGATTTGATTTCTCCATTAAATCTACCCCTGATGATAATTTATCAACAGAAGACTTGACATTTCAAGCATTTGTTGGTAAAATACTTAATAGCGTAATAGGAACTGCTATTGCGGAAGGCACTATGATGGCACAAGATAGTGACGGTAAAGTTATGGCCACTGAAGAAACACATGAGGAGTTAGACCAACTATATAATGAATATCAATCTAGAACAGACAGTACTGCGGAATCTACTGACAAATGAACCGTACATGCGGAAGGTACTTCCGTTTATTCAACCTGATTACTTTGACGGAGTCTATAAAGGACTCTTCAAAGAAGTCACTAAATTTGTAGCAAAATATAATAAACTACCTAGTCTTGAATCATTCAAGATTGAAATAGATGAAGCGAACAGTCTACCAGATGACCAATATCGTTCTGCGTTAGACCTTCTTCCCAATATCTTTACTGCGGAATCAGAGAACCTTGAGTGGTTAGTTGAACGCACTGAGAAGTGGTGTCAAGACCGTGCAGTCTATAATGCGGTAATGGAATCTATTTCTATTATCGATGGTAAACACGCTACGATGCAAAAGAATGCAATCCCTGATGTCTTATCTAAGGCACTAGGTGTTACATTCGATACTAATATCGGTCACGATTATCTACACGATGTCGAGAAACGATATGATTTCTATCACGAACAAGAAGAGAGAATACCCTTTGATTTGGATTACTTTAATCAGATTACTAAAGGGGGACTTCCAAACAAAACACTCAACATTGCACTTGCTGGCACTGGTGTTGGTAAGTCTTTATTTATGTGTCACGTTGCTGCAAGTGCTTTAGCACAGGGTAGGAATGCACTTTACATTACTATGGAAATGGCAGAAGAACGTATCGCAGAACGTATCGATGCGAATCTACTGAACGTACCTATTGACCAATTAGAGAATCTATCCAAGACTATGTTTACCGATAAGGTACAACAGATTCAAGCGAAGACTCAAGGTAAACTTATTATTAAGGAATACCCAACTGGTCAAGCGAATACGTCACACTTCCGTGCGTTGTTGAATGAGATGAAGTTGAAGAAGAACTTTGTCCCTGAGATTATCTTTGTTGATTATCTGAACATTTGTTCTTCTGCACGTATGAAAGGTATGGGTGGTGCAATCAACTCTTATTCTTATATCAAGAGTATTGCAGAAGAGTTACGTGGACTCGCAGTTGAGTTCAATGTTCCTATTATGTCTGCAACCCAGACTACACGTAGTGGTTATTCTAATGATGATGTTGGTCTAGAAGACACATCTGAATCATTCGGTCTACCCGCAACTGCTGATTTAATGT